CTGGGGCAGCACCGGGTTCGACGGCACCCTGTTCACCGCCGGTCGCAAGAACATCGCCACGGTGGCGCTTGGCATGACGACCGCCAACGCCCCGCTGTCGGTGCTCTCCCTCGGTGAGGCCATCCAGGTGATGGACAACCAGGTCGACGCCGACGGTTTCCCCATCACGGTCGACGCCTACACGCTTGTCTGTGGCGCCGGTCTTCAGGTGACGGCCAAGAACATCCTCAACGCCCTCCAGATCGAGTCGGTGGGCATGTTCGGAGCCGACGGTTCCACGGGTAACGACGGCACTCACGTCGCCACCTACTCGACCAACTGGCTCAACGGGGAAGTGACCCTCGTGGTCGATCCCTTCGGCAAGCTGGTCGCCAACAGCAACGCGGCCACGACCTGGTTCCTGTTCGCCTCGAAGTCCTCGCCCCGCACCGCGGTCGAGGTCAACCATCTCCGTGGTCACGAGGCTCCCGAACTGTTCGTCAAGGCCCCCAACGCCAGCCGTCTCGGTGGCGGCATGGTGGCCGAGTCGTTCGAGAACGACGAGGTCGAGTACCGGGTGCGCCACATCTTCGGCGCCAACCAGTGGGACTACCGCGCGGCCTTCGCCAGCAACGGCTCGGGCGCGTAAGCAGATGGGCATCTCGGACAACATCACGCCCAGCGATCACGAGCAGATGCTCCTCGCTGACATCCGTGACGAACTCCGCGGCCTCTGCGCTCTCCTTCGGGGGGGCGCAGAGGCCAAGCCCGCCACTACGGGCGACGCTGTGACTATGACCGTCGTGGAACCTATCAACCTCGTGGAGACCCTGACCATCAGTGTGCCGGCCAAGAAGGCCGCCGGGAAGACCTCCCCCACGAAGACTTCGGTCGACCGCAAACCGCCGGTCAAGAAGCGCCGACCGGCGACCAAGAGGAAGCCCCTCGCATGACCTGGACCTACAATCCCACCACCGACGCGGGCAAGGTCCGTCTGCGCATCTCAGACACCGACTCCGACCGGACGGTCATGTCCGACGAGGAGATCACTGCCTGTCTGGACATGGCCGGCAACTCAATCCCGTTGGCGGCGGCGATGGCTCTCGAGAGCATCGCCGTCAACGAGATTCTCTGCCTCAAGGTCATCAACCTCATGGGCGCCATCCAGACGGACGCCGCTTCGGCTTCCAAGGTGCTGATGCTGCTGGCCCAGAAACTTCGTGACGAACACGCCAACGGACCTTCCGACGAAGCCGGTTTCCTGACCATAGAGATGGTCGACGGCACTGAGGCCCGTGAAGAGAAGTGGCGCAAGCACGTCGAGTCGGAGATGTACTGATGCGCCCGGCGGTCGTCGGCGGAGTCCCCATGCTCAACTCCCTCGCGGGGTTCTTTACCTCATCGGTAGCTATCCTGCGGGCGACGACGACCGCCGACGACTACAACGAGCAGATCGCCACTTGGGAGGTGCTCGTCGACCACGATGACCTCGCGGCGATGGTCGCCTCTGGCGATGTCTCGATCCGCATGAAGCGTCAGGAGTTCCGCACCAGCCAGGCGACCTCAGAGATGGAGTATCGCCGCGTGCTGCTCAAGGGCTACTACCCGCTCATCGTGCGCACCGACCGCTGCCGGATTGACGGCGTCGACTGGGCCATCATCTCCATCGCCTCCGACATCACCTCGACCGTCACCGAGATGCTTCTCGAGACCGTCGAGACGGGGAACATCTGATGTACACCGCGACGGTCATCGACACGGCTTCACCGAAGTTCCTTGCGGCGCTGCCTCGCATCGAGAGCGAGAAGGTCAAGTGGCTGCCCAAGGCGGGCCAGATCGTCAAGGAGTCCATCGAGGCGAACATCCGCGCTCAGGGTCTCATCAGCGGTCCCGAGGAAGCTCACGACATGCGCTTCGGTGGCAAGCATCTCGTCGAATCCGGCCGGGTCTTCTACCAGACCAAGAATGGGGTGAGCGTCGGGTTTGGCAAGGGACTGCCCTACGCCGCGGCCCTTGAACTGGGTTCCATCCCTCACAAGATCGAGCCCAAGGAAGCTGAGGCGCTGAGTTTCTACTGGCGCGGCGAGTTCGTCAGTTTCGGCTACGTCAACCACCCCGGCAACCGCCCCTACCGCTTCGTCTACAAGGGCACGATGGAGTCGATCGTGCCGCTGGCCTTCATGTTCATGGGCTACCTGCGGAGCGTCTTTCGGTCACCGCTATGAGCGACTTCGAGAAGACACTCGTGGCTCTCCTGAAGGCAGACTCTCCCCTCGCTTCCCTCATCAGCGGGCGACTGTGGCCCGACCAGGTGCCGGCCGACATCGCCCGTCCGGTGACGACTCCCTACACGATCTTCTACCTGTTCGCCAACCCCGTGATCCAGAACATGCACGGCGATGTGGTGGTCAGCAAGCCAAGAATTCAGTTCTCCACCTACGCCGAGCACTACGGCGAGGCGAAGGCCGTCACCGATGCTCTCAAGACCGCCTTGGCAACAGGTTCGTGGGTCGTCGTTCTCGAGGACGAGCGTGCTCCCGTGGAATCGGTCAGCGGCCTCTACCGCCGCGACCTCGACACGAGGATCCCCCATGTCTGAGTCAGCCGACAAGGCCCGGCTCATCGCTGCACTGGTCGCGGCTCGTTCGTCCATCGAGGCCGTGCTTCTGCAACTGGTGGAGGAATCCCCAAGGACTCCGTCACAAGCAGAGACGGTGCCCCAGTCAGTAGTGTCGGGGGGGGTCTCCATCTGTCAGCACCCCGAGAAGTTCCGCAAGCAGATCAAGTCGATGGGTTCAGTCGAGCACTGGATGTGCGACCCTCTCCAGGGCGGCTGTGGATACGAGCACCGGAGGTAAGGCATGGCCAAGAAGTATCGCGCCGTGAAGGACATGAGATACCCCGCCAACGAGAAGTCACTCAAGGCGGCCAAGGAAAGCCGCTTCGAGAAGGTCGAGTGGGTCGATGTGGAGGCTGGGACCGACAATCTCGTCCCCTACTGCCCCGAGATCCTCTCCTCGTGGAAGTCGAACGGGACCGTAGAGGAGATGAAGTCGGCATGAGCAAGTACAACTCCGCAGACTGTGGCTTCTTCTGCATCGGACCCTACAACTGCCTGAGCGCCATCGGCAAGATCGTCGAGACCGCCAGTAAGCCGACCACCGAGACGACCCCGCTCGGAGCAGACGGGGAGCAGTTCTGGCAGAAAGGTCGGGTCGCCCGCACGCTCATCCAAGAAGGCTGGTTCGACGACTCTGCCGGGTCGGTCCACGACGCGCTCAACGATCTTCCGGCTGTCGATCTTCTGTTGCTGTTCGCCCCCAGGGGGAACGTGGCCGGCAAGAAGGCAGTCGGCTATGCGGTCGTCAACCGAGTCGCCTACGACATCCAGTTGCAGGAAGGCGATGTGACGCTGGCCAAGGCCGAGTACACGATCGGAGGAGTCCGCGAGGAACCGACCATCGTCATGCCCCTGGCCCTGCGCACCACGGGAGCCAACACCGACGCCAGTTACGTCGACCTCGGTGTAGCGGGAGGACCCAACGGGGGCGCCGTCTATGAGTCGGTGACCGCCCTCACCCTCGGAGGCTACACCAACGCCATCCTCAAGCTGCGTCACTCGTCGGACCACATCACCTTTGCACCGCTGGTCACCATGACCGCGGTCACCGTCCCGATAGCGGAACGCAAGACCACCGTCAGCGCCATCCTCCAATACGTCTCTGGTTCTTGGGAGTACACCGGGACAGGGACCGGGCAGAACATCACGTCAGTTCTAGGAGTCCACCTCTTCTAGCCGAAAAGGAGCACTACATGGCCGCAGGAAAGCACAACTCAAGCGAATCCACTATCGAGATCGACAAAGCCGACGGCGGCGTTCTCACGACTGGGTTCACGCAGTACGTCACCAAGATCGGTCCCTTCTCGGCCAAGCGTCCGAGCAAGGACGTGACGGCCTTCAACGCCACGTCGGAGACCTTCCTGCGTGGCATCATCCTTCGCCACGAGCCGGTCACCATCGAAGGCTTGTACGACGACACGGCCACCGAAGGACCCGACGCGGTTCTCGACATCAACAAGATCACCCACGCCGTCACCCGGTCGTGCGTCATCACCCTCGCTTCGGGCAAGACAATCACGGGTGAAGTCTGGATCGAGGAGTACAACGTCACTCAGGAGTTCGACGAGTACCATCTGTACTCAGCGGCCATCCGGTTCGCGGCGAAGCCTACGGTCACCTGATGGCCCTTCTTTCTCAGATCAAGCGGGTCGAACTCGGCGACGACGAGTGGGTCGATGTCAAGAAGCTCTCGGTCGGCGAACTGCGCCGGATGCGCGCCGAGGCCCGCAAGGCCGGAGAGGGCATCGAGGACGAGGAGTTGGCCAGCGAGATGGAGGGCGAGCGTCTCTCCGACATCGCCCTCGAGGCATCCATCCAGGGATGGAGCGACGAGACGCCGATCAACTCCGAGACCATCAAGAGCATCCCCTACGACGCCGTCCCGGCCATCCTTGAGGCACTCGGTCTGGGGGGCGACAAGGAAGCCCCTTTGCCGACTGGCTCTCCTTCCACCGATTCCTCATCGGAGACAGCCAAGGAAGAGAGCCCGTCGAGTGGCTGACCAGCGCCGTGGCAGAGGAGTTCGGCTGCACGCCGGCCGAGGCCGATGAGCAGGACCCGGTGCGCTGCAAGGAGATCATGGCCTTGCGGCGCTACCGGGAAATCCATCATCTGGTATCGGAGGGCACCAAGCAGGCCGACCTCCCAGACTGTGCGGCGACCAAGCGCTACCTGCTCGTGCAACACGCACTAGCACACGAGGAGTTCGATGGCCGGTAGCTTCTACGGCGAGTTGATCGTCCGCATCACGTCGGACACCAAGGGCCTCTCGGCGGGCACGGCTCAGGCCGCCGCCCAGTCCAAGGCTCTCGGTGAGACGGTGTCGGCATCGGCCAAGAAGGCCGGGGTCAACTGGAACCGCGTCGGTCTCGGGATGCAGAACGTGGGTCGCACCATGACCCAGTTCTTCACCATCCCGGTGGCGGCCGGCTTCGCTCTGGCGACCTACTCGGCGGTCAAGTACGAGCAGTCGCTGTTGAAGGTCAAGAACCTCACCGGCACCTCAGCCGAGGAGACGCGCAAGTACGGCGAGGAGATCCTCAAGCTCTCCAAGACGACCGGCGTCGGTCCCCAGAGCCTCGCTGAGGCGTTCTACTTCATCGCCTCTTCGGGGTTCAAGGCTGCTCAGGCGATGAACGTCCTGCGCATCTCCGCTCAGGCCACGATGGCCGGTCTGGGAGACACCCAGATCACCGCCGACGTTCTGACCAGCGCCATGAACGCCTATGGACACTCGAACCTCTCCGCGGCGCGGGCCACCGACATCCTGATGCGCACCATCGAGGTCGGCAAGGCAGAGCCGGAGGCCCTGACCACCTCTCTGGGCCGCATCATGCCGATCGCCGCCAAACTCAGTGTCCCACTCGAGGAGTTGGGCGGCATGATTGCCGGTCTGACCCTCGGCGGCCTGTCGTCGGCCGAAGCGGTCACGTCCTTGCGCGGAACCCTGATCGCCCTCGTGGCGCCCGCCAAGATGAGCATGGACGAGTTGAAGAAACTCGACCTGACCTACAAGGACATCACCACCTCGATCCGCGACAAGGGTCTGCTGGCGACTCTGGAGATGCTCAACCAGAAGACCGGCGGCAACATGCTCGCCATGCGCCGCATCATCCCCAACGTCCGTGCCCTCAACGGCGTGATGAGCCTCCTGGGAGCCAACTATCAGAAGAACGTCGAGGTCATCGCCAAGGTGACGGACTCTCAGGGTGCCCTCGACAGGGCTGTGGCCTACACCGCCGAGCAGCCTCTCCAGAAGCTCAAGAAGGCATGGGCAGACATCCAGGTGACGTTCATCAAGGTCGGGCAGACCATCCTGCCGACGGTCGCCTCGCTGGCGCAGAAGATTGGTGACCTCTTCGCGGCCTTCGACCG